ATATCTCGTTATTTACATTTTTCCAATAATTATTGTATGAATTCTTCGATTGACTATATTTTTCACTATTCGGGTTCGAAGATTCTTGGGTTTTTGCTCTTATTTTAAAAAAAGAATTGAGTATATTCACATTTTGATTGTTATCCCCGCTCGATACTTTTTTTTTCTCTTCGAAATATTCAAAAATGTGTTTTGAATTCTCTAACAAATATTCCTTCTTTTTTGATTTCAGTTGTTGAATTTCTAATTTGATTTTACAGATTTTATCGCGAATATCCATACATATATCTATTTTACTATTGTCCAATTCTTTCAATTTATGTTTCAAATGATTCTTTTCTTTTATTAATTGGGGAATAACATTGATTTCTAAATCATGGAAATAATTCAACATTTCGGTATGTTTTTCATCGATAGTATTTGCAGTATGTGTATTTTTTACTATTATTTTTTTGTTTTGATTCATAGATTTAATAGGGTGGCGTTTTTATGTTTTTATTTACATAATAATATTATTATAGTTCTGTAAAATAAATGCGCAAAAAATAGATAGAAATAAATCGTTGGGATATATATAAATAAATGCTTTCGGCATTCAATACATTTGGTTCATTTGCACATTCTGCGAAGCAAAATGTAACTACATCAGTAAGTGTTAGTAATGCAACAACATATACAAGTACTAGTTATAATGTAGCCGTGTTTACTACAACTGGCAGCAGTGGCTCTATCACAATGGGCTCCAGTGAAAAAAAGGTATATTATATTATCGTTGGAGGTGGGGCGAGCGGTAGCAAGGGAACGGATGGACAAAGTGGTTCAGGTTCAGCAGCACAATCTGGTGGAAACGGTGGTAAAGGCGGACAAGTAATAATAGGTGACACTACTTTATTGGCAAATACCACGTATACTGTTACTGTAGGTAGCACAAATGGAAATAGTAGTTTTAATTCGATTACTTCTACTGGTGGAGGTGGTGCAGCAGCTGGTTCAGGTGGTAATATAGGAGGTAACGGAACTGCTGGAACAACATTACCAACTATATTACCAGTTACAATAAATGGTGTTACATATACTGTGGTTGGTGGAGGTGGTGCAGGCGGTAGTCAAAGTGGACAAAGCATTGTTGGAACGGGTGGTACGGGCGGGGGAGGTAATGGAGGTTCTGGTGGTACACTAAATACATCGGCAGCCGGAGGTACAGGTGGTAGTGGAACTACGAATATTGGTGGCGGTGGCGGCGGTGGTGGCGGTGGAGCAAGAAGTACTGGTTCTGTAGCTGCCGGTGCAGGTGGAACCGGTGGAACCGGTGGGTCAGGTGTTGTTGTATTATATTATGCATAGCCGATTATCTCATATTTTCGTCAAAATATGGTATTTGTCAATATTCCTAAATAATATAGTATTTTTATGGATAATCAAAAACATTTAGACATACCGGATAATATTAAAATGGACCGTAAACATTTCCAAAAAATGATGTTTCTAAATAATGCTCTAAATGATGGGTGGACAGTTAAAAAATCTGCCGAAAACTACATTTTTACAAAAAAACATGAAAATAAACGCGAGATTTTCCAAGAAAATTATTTGGAAAACTTTATAATATCGAATTTGAATAACTAGTTGAAGAAAGTGTCTGCATTCGTCGTATTGAAATTGGCGGTTTGGTATGATATCGGTGTATTATACAAAAGATAGGTATTAATTTACAATTTCATTTAATTTAGCAATTTCTCCAAATTATTTTCTTGGATTAGTATATAACCTATAAAAATGGGTGGAGCACTAATGCAACTAGTCGCCTACGGCGCACAAGACGTTTTCCTTACTGGAACCCCTGAAATTACCTTCTGGAAGGTATCATACCGCAGACACACTAACTTTGCCATGGAAAGTATTGAACAAACTTTCTCTGGACAAGCCGATTTTGGACGCAGAGTAACCTGCACCATCTCAAGAAATGGTGATTTGGCTTACAGAACCTACTTACAAGTCACTTTACCTGAAATCAACCAATCCCAAGCCACCTCCGGAACTGATGGTGTCTATGCTCGTTGGTTAGATTTCATTGGTGAACAATTAATCTCCCAAGTTGAAGTTGAAATTGGAGGTCAACGCATTGACCGTCAATATGGTGACTGGATGCACATCTGGAACCAAGTTACCCTTTCATCTGAACAACAACGCGGATACTTCAAGATGATTGGACATACTACCCAATTAGTATACATCACCGACCCAACCTTCGCTGATGTTGCTGGAGCTTGTTCATCATCTGGAGGACCAAACCAAGTTTGTGCTCCAAGAAACGCTTTACCAGAAACCACCCTTTACATTCCTCTATTATTCTGGTTCTGCAGAAACCCAGGACTTGCTCTTCCTTTAATCGCTCTTCAATACCACGAAGTCAAAATCAACATTGATTTCCGTCCAATTGGAGAATGCTTATGGGCAGTCAAATCCATGACCTCAACTGATGGCTCAACCCAATCAGTTACCAGTGCTTACCAACAATCCCTTGTTGCCGCATCCTTATACGTTGACTATATCTTCTTAGATACTGATGAACGCAGAAAGATGGCACAAAACCCACACGAATACTTAATTGAACAACTTCAATTCACCGGTGATGAATCTGTTGGTTCATCCTCAAACAAAATCAAGTTGAACTTCAACCATCCTTGCAAGGAATTAATCTGGGTTGTTCAACCTGACTCCAACGTTGACTACTGCTCATCCCTTGAATCTGGAACTACCCTATACAAGACCCTAGGAGCCCAACCATTCAACTACACTGATGCTATCGATGCTTTACCAAATGCTATCCATGCATTCGGTGCACAAGATGCTACTAGTGGATCCAACTCTTTCATTGCCGCATCCACTGGATTATTCCAAATGCCAGGAGCTGTTGAACTTCAACAACTATCAGCCACCGCTGATTGGGCAACCTCTGACACTAACTATGCTGCATTCACTGCCCAAGGAGCTGAATCACCATTAGTTGCTTCTGGATTATCTGATGCTGGAACCTTCGTTCTTGCTGAAACCGCACTTGACATGCATTGTTGGGGAGAGAACCCAGTTGTAACTGCTAAATTACAACTTAACGGACAAGACCGTTTCTCTGAACGCGAAGGATCATACTTCGATGTTGTTCAACCATTCCAACATCATACCCGCGCACCAGATACCGGTATTAACGTTTACTCCTTTGCATTGAGACCAGAGGAACATCAACCAAGCGGCAGTTGCAACTTCTCCAGAATTGATAACGCTGTTTTACAACTTGTCTTATCATCTGCAACTGTTTCTGGAACTGCTACCGCCAAAGTCCGTGTCTATGCTCTTTCATACAACGTATTAAGAGTCATGAGTGGAATGGCTGGAGTTGCTTACAGTAATTAAACATCTTTCAACGCTAATTAGTGTTGTTGTAATTTAATACTATAAATATTTATAGTATTAAAACTGTTGCTTTTGTTTATTAAAAGCAAAAACAATATAAAGAGAATTATATTATATACATTATAATCATGCAATCGCTTGATATTGTTAACTTGATTGAGTCCAATCCAATCACAAAACTTACGAATGACTACAACAACAAACTTTTAATAAAAATAAAACAAAATTTCACAGAAACAGAACAACAATTATTTATTTCTTCTTTTTATTGTTATCTAAATTATAATTCAACTACAGATTTTGTTATTGATTTAGATAATGTATGGAAATGGTTGGAATTTGCCTCAAAATTTACTGCTATTAGAACTTTAGAAAAAAGTTTTATTCTTGATAAAGATTATAAAATATTTGCTTCACCCAATAGTGAAGCAAACATAAATGAAAAAAAAAGAGGAGGACATAATATAAAAAAATTTTTGTTGAATATACAAACCTTCAAACTATTTTGTATAAAAGCGGAAACATCAAAAGCAAAAGAAATTCACGAATATTTTATAAAATTAGAAGAAATACTACAACAAACAATACAAGAAGAAAGTAATGAATTAAAATTACAACTCGAACAAGCCAAAAATGAAATCGTCCAAATAGAAGAAAAAAATAAAAAAACAGTAGACGAAAAGGTATTGAGAGAAAGAGAACAAATGTTACTTCGTGAATATGGTAATATTGGTTCCGTCTTTTATATCATAAAGGTCAAAACAAATGCAGATGGAACCTATGTAGTAAAAGTAGGTGAAAGTCGAAAAGGTGTTCAAGGTAGATACAATGAACATAAATATAATTATGAAGAAGCATTATTATTAGATTGTTTCTCAGTAGATAATAGTAAGGATTTCGAAAGCTTTATTTTATCCCATGAACATATCAAATTCAACAAAGTAACTAATTTGCCTAATCATGAAAACGCGAACGAATTGTTATTGATTGGAAAAAAATTAACTTACAAAATGTTGTTAGATATCGTGAATACAAACATAAAAAAATTCGATAACAATATCAAATATTTACTCGTAGAAAATGAAACTCTTAAAAATGTTATCGCTTCATCGAAACAACTACAGGAACAATACAACTATACCCTTGAAATAAAGGAATTATTGAATACTCAAAAAGAAATGATGAAAATAATCAAAAATTTAGAAAAATCCAACAAAGAAATATTGGAAAAATTAAATCCTCCACAAATAAAAACAACCACCGGATTTCAAGAACCACTAGTAAACCTCGGTCCAAGATTACAGCAAATCCATCCCGAAGGATTAACCTTGGTAAAAGTATTTGAATCTGTTGCCGAATGTATAAAGGAATCAAATTTTGTTATGAAACGACCAAGTATACAAAAAGCGGTTACTGAAAACACGGTTTATCAAGGGTATCGATGGATGTATGTTGAACGTGATAACGACCCAACTATAATAACAAATATTGCACCCACAAAACAGACAAAAGCACAAAATCTCGGCTATATTGCAAAACTAAACAGCCAAAAAAATGAAATCATAAATGTATATTTGGATAGAAAAACCGCGGCAATAAATAACGGATATGAATCATCCTCCGCCATAGATAATCATGTAAAGAACGAATCATTGACAAAAGGCCATTATTATGTTTTATTCGATAAATGTCCAGAAGAATTGAGAGATGCATTTATAGAAAAATGTGGAGAACCACTTTTATATAAGGACGGTATTGGACAATACGATTCAACCGGTAATCTAATAAAAGAATTTGTTTGTAAATACGATTGTATCAAAAAATTACAAATAAGTGACAAAACACTCACAAAAGCACTCGACAAACAAGTTATGTATAATAATTCTTATTTCAGGACAATTGGAAGCAAATTACAATCCATCAAATGATATATTCATACAATCTAGTATTCGATAAAATTGATTTAGAAATAATACTATAATATGTATAATACCAATACATCCTATATGAATAAAGTAACTTGTGAAAAATGCGGCAAAGAGTTTAATACGAAATTACGTCATACCCAACATATAAATAGAAAAACCCCATGTGTTGCACCAACCATATCTACTACTACTTCTCAACAACCCGTTACAATTGATTCATCTTCATTTGATGAATTACAAAAATATTATAACGAAGTATTGAATGTAGATAAAAGCACCTATAAATCAAGTAATGATGAACCTACACCTATCGATTGTGTATGTGAAATGATAGATAAAATTCCAATGGAACTATGGCAAAAGGACGACCTCGCGATATTAGACCCATGTTGTGGTAACGGCAACTTCAGCATTCCAATCTTATTTGAATTATTAAAGCATCACGATAAAACCAGAATACTTGAAAATATATTAGAATTTAACGATATTAATGAAAGCCGTTTAGAAAATGTTCGAAAAATATTCTGTAGCGATAAATATAATTTACAAATTACGAACCATGATTATATCAATCATACGACTGATAAAAAATATGATTTAATTGTGGCGAATCCACCATATGCAAAATTATTAGAAAATGGTAAACGCGCATCTAAAAATCACAACTTAATCAAAGATTTTATAGAAAAAGCACTATCACAATTAAAACCAAACGGTTATTTGCTTTTTATAACACCCGATAATTGGATGTCATATGCCGACCGAAATGTGTTAATCGAAATAATTACATCATTGCAAATCATACATTTGGATATACATAGTGCCAAAAAATATTTCAAAAAAATAGGTTCCAGTTTTACTTGGTATATCGTTCAAAATTGCCCTTTTTACAAAAATATAAATGTTTCTGGTATATGGAAAAAACAAGAATACACCAGTTCAGTTGTATCGAAACCGCGTAAGTATATTCCATTGTTATATAATCAAACCGTTCAAAACATATTAACAAAAACAGTCGACAATCCAGCGCATCCTAAATTTGAAATAAAAACCAGTAGCGATTTACACCGATATACCAAGGCCGAATTTATTCGCGACGAAAAAACGGATGTATTTAAATACAAATTGATACATACACCGAGCCAAACTGTATATGCATCCCGGCCGCACAAATTTCAAGAAGGATACAAAGTATTTATATCAACGACCGATAAGTATGGTGTATTTATAGATAATTGTGGAATGACTCAATCTATTGTATTTATATTATGTGCAAATGAAGCAGAAGCAAAAAAATATTTACAAATATTACAACATCCATTATACGTATTCATAAATAATATATGCCGCTGGGGTAATTTCAACAATATACGTATATTACAAAACTTTCCAATACCAACCGGAGATTATGAAGAAATATATAATTATTTTAATATTACAGGGGAAGAAATCGAATATATTACAAATCATTTATAGACAATTTGAACCAAATATTGGTGGTATATTATGATTCGTTTCATTATATTTTTTAAACAATTGTGTTTCTAATGGTCGCATAACATATGGCATCATTTCAATCAAATTGCCGTCCATATCAGTTATGTTTATTTTTTCTTGTATTTTATTATAATAAGTGAATTTACTAGTGTATCCTTGTGCCAATGCTTTTTTGATAAATCTTTGGAACCATTTGTTTGTTGCCGAACCGGTTTCGTGGTTTCCACCGCCAAAACTACATATACGTTTGAACATACCTTGGCTTTCAGCAAATGAACCTAATTTGACAATATAATCAATACCATTTTTATTTATAGTGAGTATATATAGTCCCTGCACTTCACATGCAACGCAGTTGGATGATTTTATATTATTGTTTACATTTTCCAAATCACATGTATTCGTAAATTTATCACATAATTCCGGATTTTTTTCCAAAAACTCGTGTAAAGGTAAGCAAATACCGATATTTATAAGTTCATCAATAGGTATTTCGTTTTCTAATATGTGTTTTACTTCTAATTCCATGCCAATTTTACATTTTTTTATATGGTCAATTTTTTCATCGGTAGACAAAATTTGTAATTTGTCTTTGATATCGTTGACCAAATGTTTTTTTTGTTTGTTTTTTTGTTTGTTTTTATCCATATCTTTCGATATTCCAACACCTAAAGATATAGCAAGTTGTTGTGAATCATTCAATAATGATTTTTCAATTTTTTTTTGAATAGCCGTAGTTATCAAATCTTCGAATGATTTGAATGATGCCGCTTCGTTGTTTTCCATTTTTGATTTTTGTTGATTGTGTTATTGTTGTTATAGATAAATATTAAAAAGCATTTCAATTTTCTACAAACACGTATCTTCCAGTATAATTTCTCCCAATCTATCACATATATTGCAATTGCTCCAAGGTAATAGTTCTAGACCAGTCGCGTTACAACACATACATTTACACCTTTACATATTGAACATATTACATCAGTTACCCCGATTCTGCGTTATAAACTTTGGAAAATTGTAAATAAACTAAAAAATTGAAATATTTTTTTACATATATCTTATGTGCAAAAAATATACCAACAATGTCTTACGAATCGCAAACCCCAAATTACGATGCCTGGATCAAAAACGTTCAACCT